CGCCAGCTTTGGTGTCCAGCAACTTACAAAAATGTTTAAGAAATGACAGTGATCTCTATGAACGTAATGAAACTGCGTGACGAACTAGAGCGTGATGAAGGTTGCGTGTATGAAATTTACTTGTGCAGTGAAAATCACCCAACCTTTGGCATTGGGCATTTGATACGTCGCACTGATCCTGAGTACGGCAGGGAAGTGGGTACGCCTGTCTCTGCTGAACGTGTGATGGAAGCGTTTGAAGCTGACATTGATATGGTGCTTGAAGATTGCTTGAAGCTTTACCCTGACTTCAATCACCTGCCTGACGAAGTTCAATTAATAATTGCAAACATGATGTTCAATCTTGGTTTGCCAACTCTGTCCAAGTTTAGAGACATGAAGTCGTGTGTCGATGACGAAGACTGGGAAGGTGCATCTTTAGCTATGCGTGATTCCAAATGGTATCGGCAGGTAAAGGGGCGAGCAGAGCGTCTATGTGAACGTATGTCTGTACAAGCCATCCCATTCTAAGAGGAAGATATGATTAAAAACCAATACAAAGATCAGGAGCTTCTTGACGCTGTAAAAGAACACGGTGGTTTAAACAAAGCAGCTGACGCCCTAAATATTCCGCGAACTACTTTCAAGCAGCGTTTGCGCATCATCCGTTCGGAAAGGAAACAGGAAACATTTACTATTCCTGAGTTACCAACTGATGATTTGCCAGCTGAGATGATTGTTGAACAGCTTACTAATCGTTTCATGAAACGTAAGGAGGCTAAAGATGCGCGTAAATGGATTCCAATCGACATGCGTAACTCTATGCCAATCGGTTTGTTATGGCTTGGCGATCCTCACATTGACGACAATTATTGTGATTGGCCTAATCTTCGCAAACACATAGACATCATTCAAACTAACGAAGGTATATATGGTTGTTCGCTTGGTGATCACCAGAATAACTGGATTGGTAGATTAGCGCGTCTTTATGATCATCAAGACACCAGCCATAAAACAGCATGGCGTCTTGTTGAGTGGTTAATTGACAACATTAATCCGCTCATTCTCATTGGCGGCAACCATGATATGTGGAGCGGCGCAGGTGATCCCCTTAAATGGATGACAGGTGCGCACTCTATCAATGAGGACTGGGAGGCTCGCGTTGAGGTACGGTTCCCTAACGGTAGAGTCTGTCGCATCCACGCAGCGCATGATATGCCGGGCCATTCCCAATGGAACCCGCTGCATGCCCAGAACAAGATGGCTCGGTTTAAGAGTAACGCACATCTGTATATAAGTGGACATCGGCACAACTGGGCTTTGGGACATATCGAACTCGTGGAGCAAGAGATGACTACATGGCTTGCCCGTGCGAGAGGTTACAAATTCCGTGACGACTTTGCGCTTACCAAAGGTTTTGAACAGCAAAACTTTGGTCAAGCAATTCTTCAAGTCATTGACCCTCATGCATCTGACCCCACTGGGTTTGTCCATTGCTTTGCTGATGTGGAGCAGGGGGCTGAGTTTCTTGATTGGAAACGGCAGCGCGTTCTGCAGCAATCTTAAGGCAATCGCTGCCTACTGCTGCGTAACCAGCAAGATCAATCCAAGAGTCTTGGTGATCAGGTGTATTGCACAGTCTGGCTATCTTCATGCCAGCCATGCAGAGTGCCACCTGTTCCGGCTTGACTGTGATGCCTAGTATTACAGACCAAATAGCAGCAATACGGTTATGGTTGTCAAGAACATCGCCATAGTCTTCTCCTCTGTTTTCTACGATTTCAAGGGCTTTGGATAGTAGGTCAAACTTGTTCATTCCATGCCACCTTCATACAACTCTATTGATGTAGTGACGTGTGGTATTGCTCTGTTGTAAGTACCAATGTCATCGTATGTTGTAACGTCATCAGCAAATGCATCGTCTGCATACATGTTAGAGTTTTTTATTGAGCCTTCACGCGCAACACGCGATTCATATTCGTCACGTTTGCGGCGCATGGCTAACCCATGCTTTGTTAACTCCCAATCCATACGAGCAAGGTGTTTTGCTGTTGATGCTGAACTCATATTAGTCTCCTTCTTTGTGTTAAAATTGTGTTTTAAATTATAAACAACTGCATTAATAAAGCAGATGAAACAGTATAAAAGCGCACAACAATGCACTAATGCAGAACTGCTGACAAAGTGAACGCCTCTGTTTTCTTGAGGGTTTACAGTATATTAGATGAGGAGGGATGGTGCTGCCAGCGTGATTCGAACACGCGACCTCACCCTTACCAATGTTACGTTTCATATTTGCAAACCGTTGTTATCCATAAGAAATAAAGCTCACAATCGAAACAGTGTGTCACGATTGTGTTCGTCTGATACCGCTGCGTAGCGCATGACCAACCGTTCTGACTTCCATCCACCCAAAGCCATGAGTGTTGGGATGCTTGCGCCAAGCATGACGAGGCGGCTTGCCCAGTGATGTCGCCAGTCATGGATGGTGAAGTTGCTGATTCCTGCGCGTTTGCAAGCGGTGATGTGTGCTTTGCGTGGGCCTTCTTTAGCGTAGGGCTGACCGTGAATGTTTGTGAATACGAACCTGTTATTTGTGAACCGCAATGAATCCTGTACTCGCGGGTGCATTGGGATGATGCGACCTGTGCCGGATTTGCTGTTCTCGTCACGAATGGTAATTGTAGCTGCGTCACGATTGATGTCTTGCCACTCTAACTTTGTTGCTTCTGATTTGCGCAACCCCTGATAGCACAGTGTAATGAACAATGGCTGAAGCGCATCGGGATAAGCAGACAACAGTTTTTCCTGCTGCTCCACTGACAAAAATCTTACGCGCTGACCTTTATCTTTTTGTTTGGGAAGATGTATAATGGTGGAAGACGACACCAGTATAGAGTTAAGTGTTGCTCTGATGCGGTTGACAGTAGCAGGTCTGCGTTCATACAGAGTTTGCCTAACAAACTGGTGCCAGTCTTCCGTCGTAATATCACTAACGGATTTGAATTTAAAAAACTGTCCCAGTTGTTTGACGTTTTGCAGATCTGTTGCGCCACGCTTTTTGAGTTTAATCCATTCAATCGCCGCTAGTGAAAAAGGAACGGCAGCCGACGTACCGCCGCCCCTAAGTTTGGATAAGGCTTGTTGATGTAGTTGACTAGCTACTTCTTGCGCTTCTCGTTTGAGAGTACAGTTTGTAGTTTGTCGTATGCGGATCGACTTGCCACCCCACGATACTGTGTCGTTGATGTGGTAGTATTTTCCGCGCTTGAATAGGTGTAACGACATGATAATTTATCAATCAACTCATCATATGATTGCCTTGTTAGCCTGACTTTATGTCCGACTTTAATGACAGATATACCGTGCTTGCCGCATAGCGACTTCACTTTTGAGGGTGAAGTCTGCAATGCGGCGCACACGTCATCAATGGTTAAGATTTCAGAATGGGATGCTGTCATCAAGCGGCCCATCTGGTAAAGGTGTTGGAGACTGCGGTGCTGCGTCTTGTGCAACACGTTTGTCTTCGATCTTGCCGGATAAATATTTGCCGACGCCATCCTTTTCTTTTGCCCAGAACGCAATGCGGCGCTCTTTGTACGGGCCTGAGAACAACGGCTTGTTGCCATCAGTGTTCTCATTCTCAAACAACGTGCCGACTTTCTCGTACACATCACGGATGATGCGTCCGTCTGGCAGTGTTGACTTGGTAATGATGACACGCGACTCATTGCCGTTGTCATTGACTGGGCCTGTCAGTATTGCTTGTTCGTTATTACGAAATGCAAATGCTGACACGCTGTCAGTTGGATCGTATTGTCCGTCCATTATGCGGCTCTCCTTTTGCTAACTTGCTTAACCCACAAGCCAATTTGATTGTCTTCCATTTTGCGTTGGATCATACTGCGAGTGCCTTCAGTCAGTCGAAGCATTGCGTTTGTTAAGCAATCTGCTTCTTTCTGATTTTCGACAACGATGTGATCTCCAAGGGAAAGGTCGAGCATCCATTTGTATTTGCTGGTTCCTTTCGTGCGTCCAGCAGACCATTTTGGTGCAGGTATAGGTACATCTTTGTGAACGATGTATGATTTTGACATTTTAGAAATCTCCTTTTTCAATGCCAGTGCGAAGTGTTTGTTTGTTGTCAGACCCGGTGGCGTTATTGCCATCGTCATCTTCAGAAGCTATGCCAAACATTGCCTGTAGTCCGTAACGCTTGGCATAGGTGATGCCAGAACCCATCGATTGCGGGTTAGTGGCGTCTTTTACTTTGATGAGAGTGCGAGCATGTACACTGTCTCCGCTCTCATGCATCATTATTGTTTCTATAAATTCAACAACACCGCCTTGCTCTGTGATTATAAAATCATTTGCTTGAGCGAAGGTCAGTCCAAACTCAGCTGCTGTGTTGACGCAAGTGATTACATCTTCAAGCGTTGAGAAGCTGCTGCGGAAGTGTGGGTTGCTGCCGTTCTTCGGTGCAACGGGGTTGGTTTTATGCCAAGCAATTAGTGCTTGTGCCATTGTGCCAGTTGGTTTTGATGTGCTATTATTTGATGTCATTGGATGAATCTCCTTGTCCATGACTAGTGCGAAGCAGGGTGATTTGTTTGAAGCGAGTCACCCTGTTTTTTTAGTTTATAAACTGCCCACTTCTTATCTCCATCGCCATCGAATGTTCGCTCGATGTCGTGGCCTTGGGCGCGAAGGTCATGTATGCGTGAGGCTAGTCTGAAGCACCCGTATCTATTCAGTGCTTCCATTGGTGTGATCATCTTGCCCTCGTTCAAGTGAGCTAAGATGGTTTGGGTTTGATTAGCTAACCGCATTCTGGATCTCCTTTGTTACCATGCGAATAGAACCGTTGGCTGCGCGGCGCATTGCAAAGTCGGTGCAATACATTTCGCGGCAGTTAGATGGCATCATTTCTTTGAGACGCTTCTTAGCTTTCTCATGTGCAGATGCTTTGTCTTTTGTAATTGTAAATATCTCAGCGTCTGCCATGAACTGATTGTTGGTTGAAGCATCGATGGCAATCATGCTGTTGATAGGCACGGCGTCCATGCTGGGCAGTATGATGTCAAGGATGCCACGATCAGGCTCCATGTCATCTTTGACGTATGACCAGAACTTGATGATCTCTTGCAGCATATCGTTCTGATAATGTCCGTCAGCTTCTACGATAGTGTGTTCGCGTGAGCGGTTGCCGAAGATGCAAGAGAACACCATGCGGTTGATCTGAGTTACCATCATGTAGAATTGAAGCTGCGGCATGTAGCGTTCAAGCTGCTTGCTCATATTCTGGCGTTCATTAGTGTGCTTACACTCAACACCGATAGCACCGTACATGCCATCTAGTGTGGCGCGACATGGTACATGTTCGATCTCACGCTCGTGTTGAAACTGGCGTGTGATCTTGACGTTCAACTCTTGTTCAAGTTCTTGGATATGAAACTCTTCAGTGTATGTTCCAAGACGCACAGCAAAGATGTCAGATAAATCATCAGGCTCAACACGCCCTGTTTTCTCAAGCCACAGGTCATGCCATTCGCCATTCATGATGCGGTAACAGTCACTGCCACCAACAAATCCCATACGTTTATGCATAGTGTTACTCCTCTCTCTATATATATAGTGCATTTATGCAGTAGTATCAACCTACTTCGTGCATTTTTGCAGTGTTTCAAGCATGTTTTTACGAGTTCGTATTAGTCTTTCGTAATGCTTGTTAAACTCTGCGAATGAAGGCCAGAAGGTTTGCTTCTTAGCAATGGTGTCAAGCACCTTTACAAAGATGTCTGCAGGCCAATCGCGCATCTGATTGGCGTATAGCTTGCAGCGCATGGCTGCATCTTGTGATGACTCACCTGATGGCTTGACCATTAGCATCATTGTAGTCAGCAGCGACTTCTCCATGTCCGCTATTGGCATTGCTGACATAGACATTGTAACAGTTTGAATGGCAGCATTGATGTCAGGGGAAATCTTTTTTGAAAAAATAATTTCGAACCCACGATCTACAAAGTAGGGGTCAGCATCAGTTGGGAAACGCCAGTCACCCTTGTCCCTCAGACAGATCCCGTGCTGCGTCAGAGAAGAAAGAACCGCTATGTCTGTTGCCTGTGGTTCGTTTTCTACCAGACGAGCGACCGCCGCTGATCGTTGTGAAGGCGTTAGCATTACTGCACCAGACTCTGTATCGTGCATCCCAGTTGGCTTGCACTCTGCCATCTGCTTCCCAGTAATTTCTAAATTTAACTTGCTCAGTGTCATGATCGATCTCCTCACTGATTGAATTGCGCAACACATCACTAGCTACCCAGTCGTGCGGGATTGGGTATCTATTGTTATTAGGTTTACTTACTGGTTCGGGTCTACCTGCTAGACTAGTTTGGTCTAGCTGGTTGACTAGTAAGGTATAGGTGTTAGACCGTCGCTTAGATTTGTCACGGTGTATGAAACCGTTACGTTCTAGGTAGTCTATCTTGTTGACTACTGTTTGACGGGACAGATGTGTGACCTTCTGTATGCGCGTGATTGAAGGCCAGCATTCTCCTGACTCGGTGTTTGCATGCTCTGCGATGACAAGCAATACGAGTTTGGCTAGTGCATCACCGACATCGGTTTTGTACACTGCGCCCATTAGTGCGAAAGACATTACTTCTTACTCCATAGCTGCTCCACAATGTGATCGGGTATAATCATTACCCACTTCGGATTGGTGCCGTTGCCCCGCTTGAACAGGGCAACGTCACGATTATTTAAAACTGTAAATGGTGATGGGAAGCCGGATGACTTCCTGTATTTCACTTCAGCTACCAGTCGGTGTCCGTTGATCTCGATGATGAGGTCGCCAGAATACTCTCCTCCCAAGCTGCCGCTGAGAGGCTGCTTCTTGACTTTGATCTTCCAGTCTTTGAATAGTTTGACGAAGAAGTTTTCGTGGTAGTTTCCTTTTGCGCGAGCTTTGCTTGCCATGTGTCCCTCTCGTAGCAGTCAATGCAGACAACGTAGTAATCTGCAGGTTCGATAGACTTCAGAGGACAGACGTAATACTGGTGCTTTACGTTACATACATCGCAGGTTGCTGGCCTACCCCTGTTGATTTTTCTTGATTTCAACTTCACAATCCAATGCTTGCAGCCAACACAAGAACAAGAACCCAGAGGGCAGACGTTTGAATTGCTCCCACTTATGAATTAAACTTGAAGCGCAGCCGATGCGATGGGCTAGTGCTTCTTGAGAGAGATCTTGCCTGTGTCGCTCTTCAACTAAGCGAGTGACAATCATCTGCCAGTTAGGGTCAATCACAACTGGCTGCTTGAGATGCGTGAAGCATTTCAATGGCTTGCAATACCTTCAATGCAGTTACAAATCTCATGTCATTACGCTGCTGCGCTCTATAAAATGTGCTGGATGGAATACCTGCGTGATCAAATGCAGTGCGTAGATTCACGTTAAAGTTCACAGCAATTTTATTTAATGTTTCAAAATAACTATCCATTTGATACATATACTGCATTTATGCAGGTTGTGCAATAGCTGCACATGTGCAATACTGCATTAGTAACGGATGACTACATAGCAGGTCTGCGGTACTACTGTATTAATGCAGGAGGAGGCCGTGGAAGAAATTGAAAGAAGAACTATCCGTGTATGGATGCGTCAAGTGATGAGTGAAAAACATATGTCAGCTAACCATTGGGCTACACTCGCTGGTACATCACCGACAAACATTACGCGGTTTCTAAATTCAGATAGCAAATTCCTACCATCTGCAAGGACATTAGCTAAGTTAGCCAAAATAGCTGGTTCATCCCCACAGTTTTTAAACAGTGCGCAGCAATTTAAAAAAATCGAAGTGCGTAATGTTGAAGGGGATGTTGTTGATATGATTAATGTTGATGATCCTACTCTGCAAGCCTACAAGCTTGGTGCTGTTACTGGTTATAGCATGGGAGGGGTGATGCCTCACTCCTATGTGGTAGTTCGCCCTGTTAATAATGAAGTTAATGACGGTGACGTTTTGCTAGTTGAGGATGAAGAGTTTGGTCTGCTCGTTGGTGAAGTGCTTGGTGATTATATAATTCACAAGTCATCTACACGCATGGTTCCGAGCAAACCATTGTTAGATCAAGTTGTTGTTGGCAGTGTTTTTCAGATAATTACGAAACTGAATTAAGCATAGCCAGCACGATACTCTTGTTCCAATTCCCAATCACATTCGTCTGTGATTTGTGGAATGAATAGCGGTGTGCGCACACGCATCCAAGTAGATGCGTCATCAGGAAGAGTGTCATCTTGAATGGCATTCTTTTCTTTTATATACGGACACTGAGCATCAGAATGGATGTTGATGGTGTGTTTGACACCAAGCTCATCAATAACTTCTAGTACCAGTGAAGTGCTGTCGTGCATTACGAAACGCTGAATGCTGATGCCGTTTGCAGCAGCTGATATTGCTAACTTCATAAGAATCTCCTTGATATAGTGCGTTATAAAATAAGAGGGGCAGGTGTTCGGAAATGACCTGCCCCTCTAAAGGGTGACTAGCTTCACTGAATTGTCATGATGACCGAGAGGTACAGTGTTGACGCTAGGCGCAGCTAGTCTGGCGACCGACACCCTTCAGTGCCGCTGGGAGGTGCCTCTCTAAAACTTTTCGAATACCTTCCATTCATTTGAAGTCATGGCTTTGGCAATCTGCATGTCACGATTGCGTGTGGTGATTGCATCGTGCGCACGATTGTCTTCTGGATGTGATGCCCAGTGTGTGAGTGTGTTGTATAGCGCCCACATATTTGAGCCGAGCGATGAACATTCTTTGTCATACTGACGCATTAATGTTTCTAATTGACGCTCGTTATATTTGAGGTTGCTGGTTGCTGTTGGGTACATACACAAGCGAGTCTTCAGCCATTGCTCTACAGTTTGACGGTGATCCCGTAGAGA